CGCTGTTCCTGAAGACCTATTTCCCCAACGCCTTTCCCCTGCCGTGGTGCCCGGACCATCTGCGGGTGGTGTCGACCCTGCAGAGATCGATTGTCGAGGGCGGATTGTTCGCCATGGCGATGCCCCGGGGCTCGGGGAAGACGACCATCAGCATCCGAGCGGCGATCTACGCCATTCTGTACGGCTACAGGCGGTTTGTCTGCCTCATTGCGGCATCTGAACCCTCGGCAAGGCGTCTCCTGCGGTCGATTCAGGAGGAATTGCGGTTCAACGACCTGCTCATGGAGGACTTTCCCGAGGCGATTCACTGCCTGCGGGCATTGGAGGGGGAACCGCGAAAGTGCAAGGGGCAAATGGTCAATGGACTGCGAACGGAAACGGTCTGGTCGATGAATCAGGTCAGATTTCCGACTCTCGACCCGTCAATTCCCTCGAAATCCACCGGTGCAATGATCTCGGTGGCGGGAATCACCGGGGAAGTGCGAGGCCAGCAGATCACCCAGACGGACGGGACGGTCATTCGACCAGAATTCGTGCTGCTCGACGACCCGCAGACGCGGGAATCAGCGATGAGCGAGTCGCAGTGTGCCTTCCGGGAGGGGGTGATCTCGGGGGACGTGCTCGGGATGGCTGGCCCAGGTGTGAAAATCGCAGCGGTGATGCCCTGCACGGTGGTCCGGAAGGGCGACATGGCCGACCGCATGCTGACTCGGGAGTTGCACCCAGACTGGAATGGCGAGAAGACCAAGCTCGTCTACTCCTGGCCGAAGGCTGAGAAGCTGTGGGACGAGTACCGGTCGATTCGTGCCGAGGGGATGCAGGCCGGGGACGCTGGTAAGGCGGCGACCGAGTTCTACAGGCTCAATCGCGAGGAGATGGACGCGGGCTCCTCAGTGGCGTGGCCAGAGCGGCACAACCCGGATGAGCTGAGTGCGATTCAGCACGCGATGAACCTGCGGTTTCGGTCGGAACTGGCCTTCTTTGCCGAATACCAGAACGACCCGCTGGACACGAATGCGGATGAAGGCGAGCTGATGACGGCGGATCAGATCTGCCGCAAGCTCTCAAAGGTCCCCCGGGGCGTGGTCCCTCGGCAGGCAACCCACCTGACGGCGTTCATCGACGTGTCGCAGAAGGTGCTGTGGTGGTTGGTGGCGGGGTGGAAAGACGACTTCACGGGGTTCGTGGTCGACTACGGCACGTGGCCGGATCAGGGGCGGGCGTATTTCTCCCTCGGGAATCTGACGAGGACCATCGAGACTGAGTTGGGCCAGTTGTCGCTCGATGCCCAGATGTTCCAAAGTCTCAACACGCTGGTCGAGCAGTTGTGCGGCCGAGACTGGGAACGTGACGAAGGCGGCTCGGTGCGGATCGACAAGTGCCTCATTGACGCGAACTGGGGGCCGCAGACCGACACGGTCTATCGAGTGTGCCGCGAGAGCAATCATCGGCAGGTGCTCATGCCATCGCACGGGAAATACGTCGGGGCGACCGGCAAGCCCTTCTACGAGTACACGAAGCGTGAAGGTGAGAGAAGCGGGCTGATGTGGCGAATTGCCCGGAATCAGCATCGATCTGTGCCACACTGCATCATTGACACGAACTGGTGGAAAACCTTCGTCCACAACCGCCTTGCCGTGGCGGAGGGCGAGCCAACCGAGTTGCGTCTGTTCGGGGATCGGGCGGTCTATCACCAGATGCTGGCGGACCATCTTCGTGCCGAGCAGAGAATTATCGTCGAGGCGAGGGGCCGCAAGGTGGATGAGTGGAAGCTCCCCCCGGCGAAACCCGACAATCACTGGTTCGACTGCCTCGTCGGCGTCTCAGTGGCGGCGTCGATCCTCGGGTGTGCGATTGGATCGGCGAGCAACGTCAAGACGACCGTCATGTCTGCCCGCCCCACCCTGCGACAACTGCGAGGACACTGATGGACCCGAACGACCGGCCGACATTGGGACAGTTGAAGGCGGATGGTGCGACTGACGAGGAGAAGGCCGAGCAGTCGGGCCTCGTGTGCCGGAAGTGCGGATGTCACAACTTCCGAGTCGACTACACCCGACCGAAGCCTGACGCCATCATGCGGCGACGAATCTGTCGCAACTGCGGAGCGGCGTTGATCACCTGGGAGCGGGCCGCTTTCCATTAGTGGAATGATTTTGATATTTGACTTGCCAAAGGCTCGTTCAGGTATTGCTACGTTCACGCAGGCATCGACAATCGGTGCATGTCTGAAGAACTCGACGCTGTCGAAACGGCTCTGCAGAACGCGGCGACCAGCCCCAAGTCAGTGACTGTGGATGGTCGGTCGGCTACGTCTCAGTCGGTCGACGACCTGCTGAAGCTGGCTGCCTATCAGGCTGGCAAGGACGCGGCGTCGGCCAACAAGCCGGGTTTTGGCATTCGATTCCAGAAGATTCGACCCCCGGGGGCAGGGTGATCGCACCAGCCACGAAGAACCGCATTCTGGATGAGTTCGGCAAGCCGCTGGCGACGAAGAAGCCTACGCCGGTGGTTCAGGCTGTGCCGCGTCCGAAAAAGCCCGTCGAGGCCACGTATGACGCTGCCCGTGACACCACGGACATGCAGAATTACTGGGCCAATGCCGACGCCTACGATGCGGACTCGGCCAACTCCAAGGCCGTTCGCACAAAGCTGGTCCAGCGGGCACGCTACGAGGTCGCGAATAACGGGTACGCGGACGGAATCGTCCAGACTCACGCCAACTACGTGATGGGGACCGGGCCGGTGCTGCGGATGCGCACCCGGAACAAAAACCTCAACGCAATGGTTGAGGCGGCGTGGCAACAGTGGTCGAAGGCAGTGCAACTGCGGCGAAAGCTGTGGTGCATGACCCATGCGAAGGTGCAGGACGGGGAGGCGTTCGGTCTGCTGCGGAACAACCCGCGACTCAAGGCCCCCGTGGATCTCGACATCATCCTGATCGAGACCGAGCAGGTCACCAGCCCGAGGATCATCCCCTACACTGCGGGGTACATCGACGGCATCCGCTACGACCAGTTCGGCAACCCGATCAGCTACGACGTGCTCAAGCACCACCCCGGTGGTCAATTCGCGTGGTCGGGCACCGAGTTCGAGGAGATCCCGGCGAAGTGGATGCTGCACTGGTTCATGATGCGGCGGCCCGGCCAGCATCGGGGCGTTCCGGAGTTCCGGTCGACGCTGAATGTCGGTGCGAGTTCTCGACGCTGGCGTGAGGCGACTCTGGCGGCGGCCGAGACTGCGGCGGACTACGCGGCGATCATTCACACGAATCTCACCCCGGACGGGGCCGACGAAGTCCGTCCGATGGATACGCTGGACTTCGACAAGCGGATGATGACGGCCCTGCCGATGGGGTGGGAAGTCAGCCAGATGAAGGCGGAGCACCCTGGGGCGACGTACGAGGCGTTCCATGCGGCTCAGGTCAACGAGATGGCTCGACCGAAGTCGATCCCCCAGAATCTCGCGATGTGCAACTCCTCGGGGTACAACTTCGCCTCGGGGAAGCTCGACCACGGCACCTACTTTCTGACCATCGACTTGGAGCGGTCGGACTGCGAGGACACCGTTCTCGATCCGTTGTTCGAGCGTTGGTTCGAGCGTGCGATCCTCGTCTACGGTTGGGGGTTCGATGCCACACTGGCTGCACGGCACTCTTGGGACTGGCCTCATCATCCTATTGGCGATCCTGAGAGCGAAGCCAATGCCACCGACAAGCGTCTGAAGAACGGTTCGACGACACTCTCGCAGGTCTACGCCGAGCAGGGGCTCGACTTCGAGGACCACGTCGAGGAGATGGCCAACGACTACGGCGTCTCGGTCGATGAGATGCGACAGACACTGCGAATGAACCAGTTCGCCATCGTCACGCAGAACATGGCCAACATCAACACCGCGACGGAGTCGGAACTCGACGACGACATTGACGACGTTGAGGAACAGGAGGATGTGCAGGCTGCTGTAAAGGTTGATCTGCGACCGACTGCTGGCATGGCTGCTGCTGCCAAGACAGGTTTGCGATTGCACAAGGAAGGTCGTTCTGGCAAGGGGCTGAAGCCGGAAACTGTTGCTCGTGCAGGGAAGATCGCTCGGCGTGAAGTGCTGACCGAAGATCATGTTCGAGAAATGGCGGCATGGTTTGCTCGGCATGACAAGGCGAGTCGATCACCCGGCTGGAATGCCAAGGGCAAGGAAAAGCCGGGTTGGGTCGCATGGAGCTTGTGGGGTGGGGACGCGGCCAAGTCATGGTCGCAGGCCAAGGTTCGACAGATGGATGGTGGCGAATGAAGACCCTTCAGAACATCGTGATTCACGCCGAGCAGTCGACCGTCGAGGCGAGTGTCGGCGAGGGCAAGCGTCCCAAGTTCGACGTGATCGCCTACAACGGCGGCCCGCTGACTGTCGGTGGATACGACCTGCCAATCGTGCTGGATCTTGCCGGTCTTGAGCAGGGCAAGTCGGTCATCGCCAACCTGCACCACAAGAAAGACCATCTGGTCGGACATGTGGGCACCGTCGAGAACAACGGCAAGACGCTGCGATTGAGCGGCGAGGTGAGTGCCGTCTCGCAGTCGGCGACCGAGTTCGTCGACTCCGCCAAAAATGGTTTCCCGTGGCAGGCCAGCATCGAGGCCAAGCCGCTGCGGGTCGAGGAAATTCCGGAGGGTCGCACGGTCATGGTGAATGGCCAGTCCATCCAAGGACCGGTCTACGTGGCCCGCAAGAGTCGTCTGTATGGGGTGGCGTTCCTTCCGCATGGAGCGGATGAAAACACCACGGTTCAGTTGGCTGCCTCGGCAGTCGAATTTTCGCACGTGAAAGGTGCAGACATGCCGTTCGACAAATGGGTCGAGGCGATGGGATTCGATGCCGAGTCCCTGACCGATGTGCAGCGAGAGAGGCTGCAGGCGAAGTTTCAGGCGGAGATCACTGCCTCGGCGAGCGAGGAGAAGGTGATCGAGGCGACTGACTTCGACGTGGCGGACATCAAAGCAGCGGCGGCCGAGCATCTCAATGATCTCGAAGCGTCGTTCGCCGAGTACGAGGGGGAGGTTCCCGCTTCGAAGTTCGCGGAGATCAAGGCGACTGCCCTCAAGCAGCACCGCGAGATGAAGGCCAAGGCGATCCGCGAGAAGTGGAATCCGGCCAAGTTCGAGGTGGAGGCGGTTCGTGCCGTGTCCGGCGTCAAGCTCGATCTTGTGCGGTCCGGCGCTTCCCACGAGGGACCGGCGATTCACGTCAGCAAGCGGGATGAGATGAGCCCGGCGGTCATCGAGGCGGCGTTGGCGTTGACGATGGGAATGCCCAACGTCGAGAAGCAGTACAAGGCCGAAGCCTTGGAGGCGGCCGACAAGAACTACAAGAACATTGGCATTCAGCAGATCCTGCTGATGGCGGCGTCGGCCAACGGCATGCCGGTCAATGCTGGCCAACGGGTTCACAACGGCAACCTGCGGCAAGTGCTGAAGCTGGCGATGCCGGACGTGCATGCCAATTCGTTCTCGACGCTGGGCGTGTCGGTGTCGAACATCCTGAGCAACGTGGCGACGAAGGAATTGGTCGCTGGATACGAAGAGCAGGACAACACGTGGCGTGAGATCAGCACGATCAAGACCGTGCGTGATTTCAAGAAGGTCGCCACGTACCGCCTGCTCGACAACATGGAGTACGAGCCGCTGGGGCCTGGTGGCGAGATCAAGCACGGCACCGTCTCGCAGGAAAGCTACGAGCGTCAGGCCAAGACCTACGCTAAGATGTTCTCCCTCACCCGCGAGGACATCATCAACGATGACCTCGGGGCCTTTGATGATCTGCGGACTCGGCTTGGTGCCGGAGCTGCCATGAAGATGCGAGACATCTTCTGGTCGACGTTCCTCGACAACTCGACGTTCTTCACGTCTGGGCGTGGCAACTACATCAGCGGTGCGACCACCAATCTGGGGCTCGACGGTGTCGGTCTCGGATTGGGGATCAAGGCGT